GCCCTCCCCGGTCGCCCCCTACATCACGGTCGGCGACGCGCAGATCGTGGACGACAGCAACGCCTGCCACTCCCTGGCGGAATACTCCGTGCAGATCGACTGCTGGTCCGAAGCGGTCGGATACCCGGAAGTGAAGCGCATCGGCGCAGCTGCCGTGCGGGTGCTGAACGCCAAGTTGCCGCTGACCGGCGGCGCCATCGTCATCCATCGGATCGCGCGCCTGAGCTATGGCCGCGAGCGGGACAACCTCACAAGCCGGGCGATCATCGCCCCGCGCTACGACATTCAGGCCGAGGCCTGATCTGAGCCCGCCCTGAGCGGTCAACCTGCCCCTGCCGGGGCTTCTCTTAAAATGGAGGCTCCGCTATGGCGGCACCAGAAGACTACGTTGAAGTCGTCGACGGCGAGAAAATCCTCGTTCAAATCGGCAATGGCGCAGATCCCGAAGTTTTCGCGCACGACTGCCTGATCAATACGGGCCGGTCGATCAACCTGACGGCCAGCGTCAGCGAGCAAAGCATCCCGAACTGCCTTGACCCCTCGCTGCCCGACAAGATCGTGCGCCGCGTGGACAGCACCGACAGCAACATCTCCGGTGACGGCAAGCTGCATAGCTCCTCGACGCTGGCGTGGATGCAGCGCGTCGGGACCACGGTAAACATCCGTGCCCGGCAGGCTGGCGTCTGGCGGATCGCGGGGGCCTATATCGTGTCCGAGTTCAGCATCACCGGCACGAACCGTGAATACGCCACTGCCAGCGTTTCGCTCGTCCAGGCTGACGCTCCCGTCATCGGCGCGGACGTTCCCTGATGAGCCGATCCGCCCGCTACACCGGTCCCTTCGGGGATGGTCAGCACGACTTCCAGCTTCGCATTGCGGAGCTGGAGGAACTGCAGGAGCTGACCGACGCTGGTCCAGAAGAAGTCTTTCACAGGATCAGCGAAGGCCGGTGGCGGGTGGCGGACATCCGCGAGACGATCCGCCTGGGCCTCAAGGGAGCCGGTATGGTCGCCCTGACGGCGCGGGCTATGGTCGATCGCTACGCTGGCCCAGGCCAGCTCGCGGACAACAAAGAGCTCGCAACGTGCATTCTCGCCGCCGCCCTGGTCGGCGCGCCTGATGAGGACGTACCCTCGGGGGAGATGCAGGGGGAGAGCGACCCCTCCCCCGACGAAAGCTCCGGTTCGCAAACTTCTACGAAATCGGCGGTGCCCTCGGCTACTCGCCGAAGGAAATCGGCGAAAGCAGCATCTGGCAGCTGATGCAGGCTCACCGCGGCTGGAAGAAGTCGCAGGGCGTCGATGACAAAGCCGGCGCTCCGTCAGACGCCGAGTTTGAAGCGGCGGTTGCGGCGGGCGTGTGATCGCCGGTAGCGTCCCCTCATCAAAGGGAGGGAAGCGTGACCGAAGTAACCGAAGTCTATGTAACTGAAGGCCCATCGGCGCCTATCGCTATGGGCTGGATCATGATCATTGGCGGGGCCGTGCTGGCCGCCGTGTCGTTCTTCTACAATGTCGGCGTGAGCACCGGCGCAGGCGGCATGTATGGGCTGCCTGAGCAGGTCGCTAACACCGACAAGATGGCGGTGCGCAGCATGCTTCTCGCATGTGGGCTCGCGGCTTTCGTGTCGGGCTGGGTGTCTCTTCTAGGAGGGATGATCCTGGAGCAGATCAAGCGCCGTTAGGGCGCTCAACCAAGTCGACAATGTCAGGGCGGTCCTCCGGGATCGCCCTTTTTCATGGGCGGTGACTGATGGCCGAAGAGATCGAGCGGCTTCTCGTCAGGGTCGAGGCCAATGCTGCGCAGTTCGAAGCGCAGATGAAGAAGGTCAACAAGTCCCTCTACGGGTCGCAGTACGCCACCCAGCAGGCCCTTCGGAAAATCAAGAGCGACACAGCCGCAGCCGCGCCTACCCTCTTCCGGCCTATCGGCGCCGCCTTCACGCGAGAAATGGCGGGCCTCAGCGGCGCGCTGGCTGGTGTGTTCACGACAGCCCAGGCCATCAAGTTCGCCGATACCTGGAAGCAAGGCACCAACGCCCTGGCGGCGGCGGGCGTGGCTTCTGAGGACCTCGCCGCCCGCCAGCAGGAGCTGCTGCAGGTCGCGAACGAAAGCCGGTCCAGCATGAGCGACACCGTCTCGCTCTACACCCGACTGACGATCGCCACGCAGGAGCTTGGCCTCTCGACGGAATCCACGCTCCGGCTGACCGAACTGCTGAACAAGAGCTTCCAGTCGTCGGGCAAGACCACGGCCGAAGCGGCTTCTGCCGCGCTCCAACTCAGCCAGGCGCTGGCATCTGGCACGCTTCAGGGCGACGAGCTCCGCTCGCTGCGTGAAAGCGCGCCCGAGCTCGCGATCATCATCGCCAAATCCATGGGCGTAAGCATCGGCGCCCTGAAGGACCTTGGCGCCGAGGGGAAGATCACAGGCCAGATCGTGACGCAGGCCATTCTGGGCGCCGGCGACAGCATCGAAGCCAAGTTCCAGGCCACGCAGGTCACGGTGGCTCAGTCCCTAACGATCCTGAACAACGAGATCGGGAAGTTCGTAGGCCAAACAGACGCGGGCCTCTCGGCGACCGACCGTCTGGCGCAGGGCATCCAGCTTCTTTCGCAGAACCTTGACGTCGTGGTCACGGCGGCGGGCGTGATGGTGTCGATCATCGGGACGCGCTTTGTCGTGGCTCAACTGGCCGCCGCGACGGCTACTGCCGGACACGCCGCTGCGCAGTTGGCTCTGATCGCCGCCATTTCCGGAACGTCGCGGGCCGCTCTCGCTGGATCGGTTGCGCTGCGCGGCCTTGGCGCCGCGAGCCTGTTCTTCATCGCCAACCCGATAGGGCTGGCAATCACGGCGGTCGCGGTCGCTATCGGTCTGCTGGCGATGAAGAGCCGCGAGGCCTCGCCCGCCATGAAGGAGTTGAACGCCCAGACGGCGCGCACGTCGACGTCGCTGGACGCCTACGAAAGCGCTGCCCAGGCGGCCGCAAACGCCAGCGGCGCCGCAAAAGTTAAGGCGCTTGAGCATGCGGCCGCCATGAGGGTCGAGGCCGCCGATGCGGTAGTCGCTACACGCGCCTTGCTCGAAAAGGCCCGAGCCGCGCGGGCTTCATCCGCGCAAGTGGAACAGGCCGCAGCCAAGGCCGTCATGGACCGCAGCGTGGCGGGTTCCAACATCGGCACGCTACAGCAGGGTCAGTACGCCACGGCCAAGGCCCGCTATGAGCGAGCCGCCGCCGAGGAGTTTCAGGCGGGCTATGACTATGCCGCTGCCTCCAATCGGCTGGAGGGCATCAATAGGAACGTGCGGGCCGGCTCCTACGTCAATGCGGCCTCAACGGCGGCCGATGATGGAAAGCCCAAGAAGGCCAGCGGCCCGACGCCTGAAGAGCTCGCGCGCCAGCGTGAAATGCTTGCGCTTCAGATGGAGATCGCGCGGCTTGAAGCCCAAGGGACCGAGGCGGCTTCTGCGCAAGCGCGGGCGAAGCAGCGCGAGCTGGACGTTCTGAACCTAACGAAACAACTGACCGACGCGGGCGTCACGAACGCCAAGGCAGCCGCCGAAGCGCAGGTGTCGGCTATCGCGACGGCGGAGGACGCGCAGCGCGGCTTCGCCATCCTGTGGGAGCGCAACCAGAAGGCCCTGGAGGCTTCGGAAGAAGGTAATCGCCGGGCGAACGACCTCCTGCTCGACCGCCTGGGCTTTGAGGCCGAACTGGCCCGCCTGCGCGGCGATCCTGTCGCGATCCGCACCAAGGAGCGCGAACTGTGGATCGAGGAGCGGATCAACGCGCTTCTCGCCATGCGCCCCGACCTGAACCGTCAAAGCGCGCGAACGATTGCCGAGACAGAGCGCGGCTCTCTCGACGTTGCTAATCGCCAAGGCGAAAACAACGACCGCGCCCGCTCCATGGCCCGCGACTTCACCGACGTGCTGGCCTCCGACAACTGGGCCGAGGCGGCGGGGCGCAAGTTCCGCGAGGCCGCGTTCGACAACCTGGAAGACCTGCTGACCAATCTGTTCTCCGGCATCACCGGGGGCAGCGGCGCGGGCGGAAACAGCATCGGCGCCATCATCGGGTCGGCGCTCAAGAACATGATCCCCGGCTTCGCCACGGGAACGTCCAGCGCGCCAGGCGGCCTGTCATATGTCCACAAGGGCGAGGTGCTGACGAACCTGAAGAAGGGTACGTCCGTCATTCCGGCGCACGCTGTTCGCGCCATGGGCGCCTTGGCGGGCCGGTCGCAGGTGCAGTCGATGGGCCGCGCGCAGATCAGCCCTGTCGTGCGGATCGACCTGACCGGCGCCAATGGCGATCAAACGATCCGCCAACTGGCGGCTGAAGCGGCGCGGACAGCCTACGCTCAGGCCGTGGCGACCAGCAGTCAGGTCGTCCCAGCCCAGCAAGCGCAACGCCAGAGGTATTCACGCTGATGGCGATCTTGCTTCAGGAGCTGCCCGCCAAGACCAACTACAGCATGCGGGCGATCTCGGCCGCGAATACGCTGTCGCCCGCATTCGGCGGCGCCGATCAACGGCTCAGTCGGAAAGGGTCGCGGTTCGCCATCGACGTCTCGATCCCGGCGCTGTCGGCGGCGGGATGCGGCATGGGGCTGATCGCCGACCTGCTGCGCGGCGAGACCGAGACGCTGGTCCTGGAGATCCCCGAGCACCTTCCCGCAGTCGCCTACGGGGCGCCAGCAGCCAATGGCGTCTCGACGGGATCGGTTCTGGCGGTGAAGGGCCTGACGCCCGGCGCGGTGATCCGCAAGGGCAAGTTCCTGTCGATCATCCTGTCGGGTCAGCGCTTCGTCCACATCGTGACGGCTGAGATGACCGTGCCCGCCGGCGGCCTCGTCAGCCTGCCGATCTGGCCGATGCTGCGGCGTCCCACCATCGATGGCGCCGTGATCGAGCTGGCCGCGCCGAAGATCGAGGGCTTCATCGAACCGGGGCAGGACTGGTCGATCAACAGCCTGAAGGCGGTTGGGATGTCGTTCACGCTCAAGGAACGCGAGTGATGGATAGCTCCCTCGTCGCCGCCTATCAGCAGCCCGCCCCGATCAAATGCACCCTGGTGCGCTTCGACATGCCGGGCGGTGCGATCTGCCTGACGGACGGCGGCTTCGCTGTTCATGACGCAGGCGAAGGCGATGGGCCTGAGACCTACTTCGGTCGGCACCCGGTCTATGGCGTCCTGTCCTCTGTCGGATCGATTAAGGACGGCGATGCGGCGCAGACGACGCGCGTGGACATCGTCATCCTGCCGGCGTCGGACACGGCCACGGCGGCGCTTGGCTCGCCGTCCACCCAGGGCGTCCGTGTCCAGTGGTGGGAGGGCGTCATCGACCCGGTCACCGGTGGACTGATAGGCGCGCCAGAACTGAAGTTCGACGGCGAGATCGACAAGCCTCGGCTTCAGGTCGGCGACAGCTGGTCCCTGACACTGGAATGCGGAACCCAGGCCGAGCGCCAGTTAGAGCCCAACGCCGATTGGCGCCTGAACAACGCCTTTCATCAGACCATCTGGGGGCCTGGCGAGTTGGGCCTGATCTTCGTCGACGGCGTGGCCCGCAAGAACGAGTGGCGGTCGCGCCCCGAGAACCCGAGCCTGTTCAAGAAGATGGCTCGCATCTTCGCGCCCTGGACCGACGTCCTCTTCTAGGGAAATCCCATGATCTCGATGCTCAAACGGGCTGCGGCGACGCAGGCCTGCATGGACCGCTTTGCCGGTCGCTCCTACGCGCCTGGCGCTCGGGACTGCGGCAAGCTGGCGGCCCATGCCCTGCACAAGGTCGGGCGGAAAGCGAAGCTGCTCACGGCGGCTCGCCACACGACCGAGGCAGGAGCGATCCGCTACATCCGCAAGGCCGGGTTCAAGGATCTGGTCGAGCTGATGGATGCGGTCGGCCTGGAGCGTATTCCGCCGGCCGCCGCTCTGCCGGGCGACATCATCGCCATGGCCATGCCGGAGGGCGATCCGTTCGGCTGCTCGCTGACCGTCGCCCTCGATAACGGCCGCATCCTCGGGTTCAAGGACGGCGTCTGCCAGGTCCTGATCCCGCTCGCCTTCGTCACGGCCTGGAGGGTCTGACATGCCGATGCTCGGCCTTTCTGCGGCGGCCTTCACGACAGCCGCAACCGCAGCGACCGTCACGACGGCAACCACGGCCGCCGCCACGGCTGCTGCATCGGCCGCTTTCACAGCCACCCTCACGTCCATTGCGATCAAGGTGGGGATCAACGTCGCCATCTCGGCGGCCATGTCTCTGCTGCAGCCGAACGTCGGGGCGGCGGGCCGAACCTTCGAATGGACGCTGGACCCTGACGGACCCATCCCGTTCGCCGCCGGTCGGGTGGGTGTTGCGGGCTCGGCCGTCTACCGCCGGACCTTCGGCCCCGACCTGATGTACTACGGCATCCCGTCGGTGCTGTCGGGCGCCGGTCCTATCGACGGCTTCGAAGGCTTTATGGCCGACGATGAGGTCGTCACGTTTGACGCGACCGGCAAGGCCATCACCAGCCAGTACAAGGGCGAGCTCTGGTATAAGAACTCGCTTGGCAGGCAGCCCGATACGGCGCTGGTTTCGCCCTCTGGCCTGAAGAACGGCGCGAGCCTGATCGGCTGGACAGCGGCCAACCGGCTTTCCGGCAAGGCCTGCTACCTCATCGTCATGGGCGAGAACTCGAAAGGGACCGCCTACCCGACCGGCGAGATCAAGCCGCTTGTGACCCTGCGGGGGCTCAAGGGATGGGACCCGCGCCAAGACAGCACCTATCCCGGCGGAAGCGGCCCTTGCAGGCTGCACGATCCCTCGACCTGGGTCTACATCACCAACCCCATCATCTGGGCTCTGAAGTGGTCGCTCGGCCTGTGGGAAGGTCCGACCGGCAAGGGCGCACCGCAGGTCGACTATCAGGTCGGTGGCATCGGCGCGAAGCTGTCGGGCATCGACGTGCCAGCCTTCGTTTCGGCGGCCAACGTGGCGGACGCCAACGGCTGGACCGTCGCCGCCTATCCGACGACGGATGACGACAAGGCCCAGGTGCTGGACGCCTTCCTGCAGGCGGGCGGCGCCATCTATGCTCAGCGCGCGGGCAAGATCAGCTGTATTCAGCGCGCCGCGCCGCGCGCCAGCATCGTCACCATCTCGGCCGCCGACACAGCGGGGCCGCTGGAGATCGACACGGCCGCCAGCCGCATCGACCGCATCAACACCATCCGCCCCCGCTTCTGGTCCGAGGCGCACCGCTGGCAGATGACCGCCCTGCCGGAAGTCACGGCGGCCGCCTATCAGGCCGAGGACGGCGGCAAGCGGACGCGCGGGCTGGATCTGCACTACGTGTCCAACGCCAAGCAGGCGGCCCAGCTGGCGGCCCTTCAGATCGCCAATACGCGCGAGGGCATCGCGGGCGTGATCCCGCTAAAGCCGCACCTGCAGCGCATCCGGCCGGGTGACGCCTTCACTATCACCGAGCCGGGCTTCGTGCTGAACGGGCTGAAGTGCCTGTGCTTGAACACCGACTACGATCCGGCGACGGGCGTGGTGCGGGTCTCTTTCGTCAGTGAGACGGACGCCAAGTACCCCTTCGCCATGGGGCAGAACCCGACGCCCCCCGCGCCCCAAGTCCTGACGCCTGTCGATCCGGGCTTCGTCAGCCCTCCTGAGGCTGGCGACTGGACCATCATCGTCCGCCCGCCATCGCCCGGCGGCGGCCAGCTTCCTGGGTTCGACCTTGGCGGGATCGTCAGTAACGAGACGGCGACAGCCATCATCGTCGAACATGGTCCGAATGCCGAAGGGCCATGGACGCAGGCTTATCAAGGCCCGCCGACCGTCACCAAAATCCCGATCGATGGGCTCCAGCCCGGCGCGACCTACTACGTCGCCATCCAGTACCAGAGGAACCAGAACTACAGCGCGCGGCAGGTCTATGGCCCCTACACCGCGCCCGCCCTGATCGGCGACGTCATGCCGAATGCCCCTGGTCTGTCGCAGATCAAGGCGGACATCGAGGCGGCATTCGGGGACATCTTCGACGTCTCGGGTTTGGTGGCAGACGCTCGCGCGGATATTGATGCTCAGGGCGTGGAGATCGCAGCGGCGCGGGGCGGCCAGCCGAGCCTGAACAGCCGCATCCTGGAACTGAACCAGGCCCAGATCGACGGCGACGCGGCCAATGCGCAGGCTATCTCTCTGGTGCAGGCGCGGACGGAGAACACCGAAGCCGACATCATCGATCTGGAGAACGCGCTGGCGAGCGAGACGCTGGCGCGGGCCGAGGCAATCAACCAGGTCAACGCTCGGTCGGGGCTACGTGCGAACCTGATCGACAACCCGAGCGGTGCGGGTGGCTTCCGGGGTTGGATCAAGGAAGGCAGCCCGGCGTCCTACGTGGATGACGACCGGTTGGCCGGTCGGATCTTCGTCGTCTACGGCTACATGGTCTCGCAGGTCTATCCGGCGGTGCCGGGCGATCAGCACAGCCTGGGCTTCGTGTCTTCCCCCCTTGGCGACGGCGGACACCTGAAAATCCAGTACATGACGCCGACCGGTCCGGTTGACGCCCTGGTCGTGCCGAGCGGACCTGGCGGGTATGATGTACGTCGCCGTTCTTCGGCACCGTCAACGGCCCCAGCTGGTACAACCGGCTTCCGCGTGGTCGTCGTCCCCCCTACAGGCGGCGTGCTGCCGGTCTGGGCGATCAAGGTCAACTTTGGCGCGGTGGCGGCCGACTTCTCGGACGACTATTCCGCAACGGTGCTGGAGGCGTCGGTGACGCAGCAGTCCCTCGCCATCATCGATCTGGAATCCGGCGCGGCGCTGGCGAAGTTCGAACTGATCGCAACAGCCACAGGGGGAAAACCGGCGCGGTTCCGGTTGATCTCTTCGGCGCTGGGGTCCGCCATCGCACTCGATGCACCATTCATCTATTGGGGCGAAAACACGGTCTTCGACGACGCGACGGACACGCTCCAGACGACGATAGATGGTCGCATCCGGGTGATGGCCCTTGGTGCGCCTTTCGGCGTTGGTGGAACACTTCTAGAATGGTGGGGGCCTACCGGCATTGCCCTTTCCGCCATGACCACGGCCAATGGGGACAACGGGCGGATGACCTCGGCGCCCTATGTCTTCGACAACGTCGTGGGCGTATCGACGGTAGTTGCGGCCAGCATCAGCTACCAAGGCGACATCGGCTATCCCCAAGGCCTATCGACGCTGGACACGCCGGTAATGAACGTTCTGGCCACGGGCAAGATCTCTGTCGAGCTCACTGGCTTTGCGCTTTCGTTGGCGAACGGGTCGTCGATCACAGCCAATGGATCGATTGAAGTTTTCATCGTCAAGGGTGGGACTGAAACCAAGATCGGCTCCACCGTGAACCTGTCCGCCGGATCAACCGCGGACGTGGCGATCAATCTGTCGGCCTTGAACGTAGCCACGGGCACGACCGCATCGCTCCGTGAGGAGATAGAGCGGATGCAGGACACGCTGAACGAGTTCCGCCAGCGCGTGGCCGAAGCCGAGGCGGAGGTGCGCGCCGCAGTGGCGCGGGAAGCGGACCAGGCGCGGCTGGTGGCCGACCTACGAGCTCAGTTGGAAATCTCCCACGCCGACGTCGTCCGGCTGCGCACCGAGCGCGACGCAGCTCTGGCGTCCGTCACCCAGAAAGAAGGCGAGGTCCGGCAGCTCAAGGCCGTGATCGACGCCCATGCGAGGGCCACGACATGACCGACACTCCCATCCAGCCGCCTGCTTCTCCGTCTGAGCGCGTCAAAGCCTTCATCGGTGATCTGGCCCGGCCGTTCGCCATCTACGCCACGTCCGCCGCCGCAGCGATCGGCATCGTCCGCGTCGCCTGGGTGGTCGAGAATGGAAACGACGGCGCCATCTACCTCGGCGCGGTTGCTGTCCTTGTCGGCGGCATTTACGGCTTTAAGTCGTGGGAGCAGATCAAGACCGGCAAGCAGGGCGCTGAGGTTGAGATCGCTAAAGCGAAGT